CCAGGAGATGAGGGTTCAATTCCCTCTGTTCACCCCACCAACATAGCTCAACGGAAGAGCACTTGCCTACGAAGCAAGTTGTTGAAGGTTCGAATCCTTCTGTTGGTACTATTCTCCTTTAGTGTAACGGCAACACCTCTGATTCTGGATCAGATATTCTTGGTTCGAATCCAAGGGGGAGAGCAATATGCACTCTGATCAGGACTTTTCATGTATAATAATACTGAAGGAGATGATGCATTATGGCAAAATCGCAATACCCAGTAGATGGGAAACCAGGAAAAGCCTGGAAGGTAACTTCGCCTTTTGGTTGGAGAATGCACCCAATTAAGAAAGTAAAAAAGCACCACAACGGAACCGACATTTGGCAGGGTGGGGCAACAACATATCTAGAAGCTTGGGCAGACGGCAAGGTAATTGCAGTTCGTCCGAATAACGATCCAAATTCAGCAGGACACTCAATTATTGTACAATCAACAGTTATGGGCAAGAAGGTAACATGGACCTACTTCCACATGGTCCCTGGTTCTATCAAGGTCAAAAAGGGTCAGAAGATAGAGGCTGGAACAATTGTTGGTAAGATGGGTGAGTCTGGTTTCGCAACTGGAAAACACCTACACATTGAAATCTGGGCAGGTCACATCAAGTCCCAGCCAATGGCTGGATTCCACAATGGTAAGGGCTACTACGACCCAATGAAGTTCATCGCTTCTGTAATTGAGTTTGAGAAGGCACACGCTGAAGCAGCCAAGCCAACTCCAGAGGAAGCACCAGTAACTCTAGCACCAACACACTCAGTACCAGAAGTTCCAACGGTAGATGTACCAGAAGAAGCAAAGGTAGTAGACCCATCGGAGGTTATAAAACCAGCACCAGCTAAGATGGCTTATCCTGGCAAATATATTAAGCTTGGTTCAAAGGGTGAGGCTGTAAAGTACATCCAGAAGAAGCTTGGTCTTACAGTTGATGGGGCTTTTGGTCCTGCTACTGACAAGGCTGTTAAGGCTCTTCAGAAGAAGCACGGTCTAACTGCTGATGGAATCATCGGACCAAAGACCTGGGCAAAGTTAGGCTAACCTAACAAAAGTTGTTGAGTACCTCCTTTTATGCTGTACACTGGTGTAGAAGGAGGTCACTCATATGACTAAAGCACAATTCCCCATTGATGGGAAACTTGGGAAGGACTTCAAGGTTACTTCCTATATGGGGTGGAGAATCCATCCAATCAAAAAAGTAAAGAAGTTCCATACTGGAACAGATATCTGGTCTAGCCATGAACCATGCGTCATTGAAGCACCATACGATGGAAAGGTAATTAAAGTAAGCACTGAAGGTTCTTACGGAAATCACGTTATTCTTCGTCACGTAATTCAGGGGAAAACATATGTGACGCTATATGGTCACATGAAAACTGGATCAATCAAGGTTAAAAAGGGGCAGGTAGTTTCTGCTGGAACTGCACTTGGCAAAATGGGTTCAACTGGTATGTCAACTGGTAAGCACTTGCACTGGGAACTCCAGGCTGGCAAAAACTGGGTATGGTCTAATACTGGCAAAAACTTTATTGAGCCAACCAAGTTCTTTACTAATCTTATTGCATTTGAGAAGTCTGTAGCATCTGCACCTGTAGAGGCTAAAGAGACTGACCCAGTTGCTCCTGAACCCACTCACGATGACGCTGGTGCTGTTGCTGCAGAGGCATCACAGAATGTTCCTGCTGCTCCTGTTTCAGAGTCAAAGGTACACAAGGTAAAGCGTGGTGATACACTTTCTGCAATTGCAGGTAAGTATGGCACAACGGTTACTACTCTTGTAAAGCTAAACGGTATCAAGAATCCCAATCTAATTAAGGTTGGTCAAACAATTAAGTTGCCATAATAAGCAATATAAGATATAATGGAATGGTCCTTCAAAACATGGAGGACCATTTCTAGTAAGGAAACTATGCCAACATACGAATACATTTGCAGAAAGTGCAAAGGAAAGATTTCAGAGGTTCGTTCAATTAACGATCCTGAGAGTACACACATCTGCGAGACATGCGGTCTTGAGATGAATAAGATATTTAATCTTGGTGCTGTTACATTCAATGGTTCAGGGTTCTATAGCAAAGATAAGTAATTTGACAATGTTTCATAATTCTGCTAAACTGAGAATAGCATAAGGGTTTGTCCCTTATATTGGAGGTTAACATGGGTGAAGCATGGGGAGGACACCGAAACGGTGCTATACCAGCAAGTGCCTTGTACAAAGTACAAGGATACTACCTAAAAGCAGACGCAGCACATGCTTTGATTGCTGCATTTGAAGAACTCAAAAAGAATCACAAAATCAATATGCATATCAACGAAGGCTATAGACCCTTGGGTATTAAGTCTGATATGAATGTTCGTGATTACAAGAAGACTTCGACACACGACTCAAACCAGTGGTTTCAATACGGAAGAATGAAAAGGGGGGAGACCCCTACTGCTGCCTATCCAGGTGGCTCCATTCACGGATGGGGAAAAGCCGTTGATCTGGGTCAACCAAATAGAAATAACGACACAGTAGTAAAGGTACTACGTTCTCATGGATGGGTGTTTGACATCGGTTCTGAGCCGTGGCACTGCCACTACGTCGGTATTCCAAAGCCAAAGCCAGAGCCAAAACTTCTTCAAAAAAGAAGCTGGAAAGCTCTTCAGCCATATCTCAAGGCACACTGGGGATACCCAGGAGGCATTGACGGTAAGGCAGGTCCACAAACCTGGAAAGCCGTACAACTATGGCTTGCTGAACATTGGCTATACAGGGGTGCTATTGACGGTATTCCTGGAAACATGACATATGCTGCTCTTAAACGAGCAGGATGTACGCTAAGATAGTTAGTTGTCAGATATGTATGCCCTCAATTAATTTTGGGGGCATACTTGATTTATAAGACGTTTAGAGGTATAATATAGTATGACTGAAACTAAAGAATACGTACTTCTGGCAGCAGATCGATGCGATGAACCAATGTGCTATGCACAGGCATATGTGCGACTACTTGGCATTGGAGGATTTCTAGATTTTTGTGGACATCACTATGAGCGACACCTAAAGCTTGGTGCAGGTCCAAAGTTTGAAAAAAGTTTTTACGAAATCATTGATGAACGTGAGCGTCTTGTAGAAAATAGACTACAGGGCGAAGACTAGTAGTATACTTATATTAGGTGTGATTATGGAATTTTTGATTGGATCAATAGTAGCATTCGTTGGCATGTTCTTCTTCAGGAGAGCCGTTATCCCAGTGCTAAAAGTCAAGCCTAAAAAGATTCATTCATCACAAAGTATTTTATTTGAATTAACCAAAGACCTTATTCCAATTTCTGGACCATCGTTTCCAGTCAGACCCAAACGTCAGTCTTCTGAGTATGAGAAGAAGAACACTACCAGGATTATTTATATGGACAACCAGGCTTGGTGGATTGAGAACGGTTCGCTTACTGTCGCAGGTATTAGTGAAGACGGAGAAATCGATTTTGAAAGCAAAAAAGGGGTTGACACAATGACCATGGATAAGGTACAATTAGACAAGACAATTTTTATTGTTGAAAAGTTAACGGAAGGACTCTAGAATGATTGTTGCAATACAAGGCAATCGTAACTTTAACGACTACTCAATCTTCTTGAGAGGTGTAGGCGTTGCTCTGCGTACTCTCAATGAGAAATTGGAGGACCGTGAGTTTATCGTCTACTCGTCTGGACCAAAGAACATTAACGAATTTACTCTTGAGTTTATGAATGTCAATGAGCGTAGCTTCAAGGCATATGGAATCAAGACTAAGTTTATTAAGGTTCCACCAAAGTGGTTGGTTGAACACGTTTCAACTATGGACTTTGTACTTTACTTCGGAGTACCACGAGAAGATCTTCCAGAACTTGTCAAGGTAGCAGAAGCTAAGGACATTGAAGTAGGAGTATATCGCTACTAATGTCTCTAAGCAATAGCGAAAAGTCTTTCCTGTCTGTTGCACGATATATGGCTACTAAGTCATTGTCTCGTCAACGACATGGAGCTATCATTGTTAAAGGTGGTCGTGTAATTGGCACTGGCTTTAACAAAGATAGAAACAATCCTTTTATTGTTTCACCTGAGCATATCAAAACACACTGTTCTGTACATGCTGAGGTTGAGGCTATAAGAGATGCTAGTTGGAACGTAAAGGGAGCTACGCTGTATGTGGCACGAGTTAATCGTCGTGGTAAAGACCAATACAGCAAGCCCTGCAATCGTTGCCAGGTAGTAATTGAAGAAACACAAATCAAAAAAGTAATATACACAGAAGGAGAGAATGATGATTGATTCTCTTGAAGTAATGGAGCAGGTTGTAGATAACAATGATGCTCTATCATGGGATGGCTGGACAGTTATTGAAACTAAGTCATCTCCTACAGCATGGATGTCCCCCGAAGGTGCTTACCAGAATGGTAAGTGGGTAATTCGTAAGCGATACGAATGGGACAATGGCTGGAATATTCCTAGAAAGTTCACACGAAATGAGTCGCAGAGATGAATGGAAAAACGAAGCAGCCTGTGAGGGCTGGGACGTTAATATATTCTTTGACAAGTATGAAGAAGATCCAGAACTCAGACCAGCAGTGGACGAGTATTGTCAGGACTGTCCAGTAGCCAGGATGTGTTTTGCATCTGGTGTCAGCAACAAAGAATACGGAGTTTGGGGTGGCGTTTATCTTGAAAAGGGTAAAATCTCTAAAGAGTTTAATAGTCATAAAACCAAACAAGACTGGGGCAAGACCTGGGAAACACTAACAACGGATAAGGAATAAAATGTATACAGACGAAATGGCTGAAGCATTCCACGCTATCACACCACCAAATGGCTTTAGCGTGGACTTATACGACAACGGTCACTTTATCACAATTGTGGTAGATCCAAAGACCATAGTCGGAATCTCTGAAGAGTATGGACAAGAGATTGTTACATATATCAACAGTGTCAAGAAGGCACTGGAGAGCTTTGGAGCACTTGTGCTAGTTTCTAGAGATGAAGTAAGCGAGTAAAAATATGGACATCTCATTCCTGCTTAATGCAGTAGCTTATGTTTTTCTTGCTGGGCTAGTAATCTATCTTGTCATTAGAAACATAAGACTAAGAGATTACATAGCAACAAACTCGGTTGATTTTCTAAAACTAAAAGTAGAATCACAGCACAAAATTGAATTCTTGCAGAATGAACTTAACAAGAGAGAGAACGTCTCAATTGAACAGACAGATGGGTTTGTTAAGTTTATTTCTGATTCAAGAGAATGGGCATTCGATTACATTGAGAGTGTTCAACAATCCATTCAAGAATTGCAGATAGCAGTTGAGAGTGGATATCCAACAGAAGAGAAGTTGGCTAAGTTATTTAGTCTTCTTCCAGAAAACAAGGAGAAATAAAATGGATAAGAAGCAACTAGTAGCACTACTTGCATCATACGGACGTAGCCTTCTGGCTGCAGGAATCGCACTATACGCTGCAGGTGTAACTGACCCAGGTCAGCTTGCTAATGCTCTATGGGCTGCAATCCTCCCAGTAGTCATTCGCTACGTCAACCCAAACGACCCAAGCTTTGGACGACTTCCAAAGGTTGAGGAGGTAGTTGAGGCGGTATCAAAGGCAAAGGCTCCTGCTAAGAAGCCAGCAACCGCTAAGGCTCCAGCCAAGAAGACTACTCCAAAGAAGTAGTATAATAGTACCAAGTACGTAGATTTTCCGCATGGACGCTACCTTGGGAAAACATCCTGGACATGATGTCAAACTGTCCTTTTCAACTTTTATATGATAGAATAGAGACATGGAACAATTACTTTCACAACTTAGAGTCCTCCTAGCAGACAACGTTGCACTAGGAATGAAGGCTCACGGATACCACTGGAATGTGGAATCAGATGATTTTGCACAGCTTCACGAGTTCTTTGGAGAAATCTACGAGAACTACGACGGTGCTACAGATACATACGCAGAATGGCTTCGTATGCTAAAGGCATACTCACCATACAGACTTACAGACTTCTTTGACCTATCCACAGTTGGAGAGAACGTTATCGTAGGAGATCCAGAGCCAATGCTTGCTGATCTTTACAATGAAATTGAAATTCACATTGCAAAGCTTATTGAGGCTAGTAATGTTGCTAACGGTCTTGGAGAGTTTGGTCTTGCCAACTTCCTTGCAGACCGTCAGACAGCCTCTCAGAAGTTCTGCTGGATGCTTCGTGCAAGCATTGAGGTAGAAGACTAATGCCATACCGTGTTGGTGCTAAGGGTACTAATGGCTGTGGTGGATACCCAGTCGTAAAAGAAGATGGAGAAGTTGTAGGTTGTCACGCAACACGTGCAGAGGCTGATGCCCACCTACAGGCACTATATGCCAATGTTCCAGATGCTGAAAAGTCAGAAGTAGCAGGTGCAAACCCATCCTTCACAGTTGATCCTAAATATCCAGGGGTAGGTATTAGACGACCAAACAGTGGCACTAGTAGATTTAGAAGTTCTATAGAAAGTAAATACGGTAAAAAGCCTAAGAGCAACCGTAGAGGGCGTTCTGGAGACGCTACAGGCTCAAGTGGGTCAATCTCCAGTGGTGGACCTGGTGGATCAATGGGATAATTCCCTTGACAAACACCCCAACTTACTGTAAAATATAAGTATCAAATCAATCGCATAGGAGAGACATGCACGAAGACTTATGGAGCGTTATTTTTAGCCCAGAACACGTTGTAGCAGAATTATTCTGGAATGGAATATTTTTTGCTGGTGGTTTTGTGGTATCACGATTCAGAGCATACAAAAAGATTCACAAGTACATCGATGACAAGCACGGTGTAAAACACGAGAAAGATGAATACTAATGTTGAAACCATTGGAAGATCGAATCATTATAAAGACTGAGGGAGATAAAGAGCAGGTAAGTTCATCTGGTCTAATCATTCAGTCTATGAAAGAAACAAAGAATACTGGTGAGGTAATTGCTGTAGGTCCAGGAAGAACTCTTCCTAGTGGCATTCAGCTAGAGCCAGATGTTGCCGTAGGCGACAAAGTTCTTTTTAACCCACTAGCCACACAGACACTAGAGCATGACGGTCAGGAATATCTGATTGTGTTCTCTAGGGACATTTTGGCGGTACTAGAATCAGTAGGAGAATAACATGAACGAGAACAGTACTCAGATTATTAACAATTACCACATTGATGCAATGAGCCTAGTTGGTACACTAGCTGCTCAAGAGCAGGAAAAGATTATTAACGCACTTAAGGCTGCAAACGTATTGTTTAGCGACAACGGTGAGCTTTTTGCTGTAGCATATGATAACTGGGCAGACCGTGCTGAAGAAGGACACGAGCCAAAAATTTCATTGAAAAAGGTAGGCTAATGACTACTTATATTAAGTCAATGCCAGAGCCTATTAAAGTATTGGATAAGGGATATGTACGTTTGGTTGATACTCTTGGGGACGATCTATCTGTCGTTAACGCTGCACGTGTATCTTACGATAAAGAGGTTGCAGAGTTTGGACCCAAAGACGAGAAGCTTATTGGCTTTCTCATTCGTGAAGGGCACACGTCGCCATTCCGTCATGCAGCACTCACGTTTGAAGTCTACGCACCTCTGTTCGTAGCACGTCAGTGGTGGAAGTATGCTGTAGCATCAACACATGTAGACGAGCAGAATGGATGGAACGAGAGTTCACGTCGTTACATTACTGAGCAGGAAGAGTTCTACGTTCCCAGTGCTTCATCGTGGCGTAGTAAGCCTGAGAACAGCAAGCAGGGTAGTGGAGAGCCATTGGACTTTACCATTGGACACTACTACACCAATAAGCTAAATGATATTATCAATGAGGGAACTCGTCTATATCACGAAGCTATGGATGCTGGTATTGCACCAGAGATTGCTCGTCTGTTCCTACCTGCCTATGGCATGTATGTACGCTGGCGTTGGACGGTATCGCTACAGGGAGTACTCACATTCCTTGAACAGCGTATGGAGCATGATGCACAGGTAGAGATTCAGCAGTTTGCTTTTGCTGTCAAGGACTTGGCACATGAAGCATTCCCAGAAACATTTAAGGCACTACACGTATGATTATTGGATTAAGCGGATACGCACAAACAGGCAAAGATACTGTAGCACAGCATCTTGTAGAACGCTATGGATTTACACGCATTGCATTTGCTGATGCCATTCGTGAAGCACTCCTGGCACTTGACCCATTCGTTCCAGACTATCCTGGCGTTCCAGGCGTAAGGCTATCTTGGATAGTTGAAAGGGCTGGATGGGAAGTTGTGAAGCAGGAGTCACCAGAAGTTCGCAGAATGTTACAGCGTTTTGGTACAGAGGTTGCAAGAAACCAATGGGACCAAGACTTCTGGGTAAATGTTGCAATGAGCAAGGCTTATGGTATTGCTAATGTTGTTATCGCAGATGTTCGCTTTCCAAATGAATATGATGCAATCAAAGCTAACGGTGGACAGGTGTGGCGTGTGAACAAATTGAATCACAAGCCAGCTAATGATCATCCATCTGAGATTGCCCTAGACGGTCACCAGTTTGATTGGAACGTCCCAAATTATGGAACCCACGAAGACCTATACGCTATCATAGATGGCATAATGAAGTCTTAGTGAGTTCGCCCAGGTAGCCTAATTGGTAAAGGCAGCACTCTTATAAGGTGACGATAGTGGGTTCAAATCCCATCCTGGGTACTAGCCCTCCATAGCTCAGGGGATAGAGCAGAGAACTTCTAATTCTAAGGTCGTTGGTTCGATTCCAACTGGGGGGACTTAATAAAGATCAGTATTTACTGGGTCATACTTAAATTTACCAGCAACATATGTTGCTTTAGTTTGACCAGCATCGTTTGAGTAGAAGACCATACAGGACTCTCCACCACCAGCTTCACCAAACTGCATACGGAATGGATAGTATTGTCCAGCCGTAAGGTTAACAGATACATTAGACCCAACTGATCTAGCACCATGTGCACCACCATTGTCTACAAGGGCATTAGATCTAGTGTAGTTGCCGTGCTTTGCATTGTCACCCATCCACAAGAACGAGCAGTCATCGGAGATTGTGTAGAAGTTATAGTTTCCAGTCTCAGGAGCAATAAACCATCCAGTCCACTGAAGGCTATATGCTTCATCGTAATTTAATTGCTGTGCACCAAAACCACCAAAGGTATCAACCAATACAGAAGTTCCATAATTGTTGTCCGCAATGCGTGGATGATTGTCAAAATAAGTAACGTCATCATTCATATAGCCAGCATGTTTAGTTCTATAAAGACCATCTGTTCCATATCCAGAAGCCACTACAGTTGGAGTAAGAGTAACAATAGTAGCTTTGTTGACGTGATCAGCATTGCCATTAATATCCATTGCACCATACATGTATCCAGAACCAGGTGTTGGCAATTGAATCTGTGCCAAAGTAGGGTCTGGTGGAACAGGTGGGGTAGACGGACCAAACATAAAACCAGAGGCACTAGCACCTCTAATAAACATATCTCCTGGATTAGATATGTATCCCATGATTACTTCCTATTACCAGAAGTCTTTAGAACGTATAGAGTAATCCAGTCATCAGCAAAGGCGTAAAGTTCGTCATCTGGACCAAGAGAAAGTGATAATGACATTCCATCAAGAAGCTTGATTCCATATGTCTCTTCCTCCCACATGTGACGATTACCAATATAGGCAGTGATTCCGTTACCGTTGATGTTCTGAACGATTACTTCGCATGGAGAATTTGGGGCATTGTTGATATCAACGATAGGGTAAACTCCATCATTACCGACGCTGACGTTTGATTGAAAAGTAGACATGCTTATATTATAGCATAACTATTTATCTGATAATTGTTTCCATGCCCAGGAAAGCACTTCAGCAGCTACAACATCATTGGAAGAGTCCTTTTCCTGGATAAGAGTTCTAAGATGTTCAAAGATTCTTACACGTTCCTGGAGAGCAGACATTCTCATTAGTTCATCAATATCAAGGTCTGTCCTTTTACGCATGGCAACCAGGTCTTCTTCAAGTTCTGAATAATAAGACATATAAACATTATACCATTATAAAAGAAAAGGTCCCATTTCTGGGACCTATTTCTATTCATCGTAATAGTCTTTATAATGTTTCTTGACTCTATCTGTCCACCAGACTGCGAGGGCAAGGATGGCAAAACCAATTATTCCTACTAATAGCTCTAACACTATTCCCCCATAGCAATCTCTAGGGCAAGGAGTTCAAGAACTTCCTGGTCAATCTTGCCATCATTATAAAGTGTTTTAACAGACTCAAGCATACGGACACGCTCGTTGATCTTTGTTTCGTTAATCTGCTTTTCGTGAATTTCTCGTAGATTCTTTAGTGTTTCACTTAATGAAAGTGTTGCGGTTGATTCCTGCAAGGTATCCTGCCTTCCATGCTTCGCCTTCTTCTTTAGAAGGGGTGTGTTCCAATGACATTGCCCATTTGAGCATATCTTCTTTTGCTTTTGCCTGGAGCTTTTCCATAGCTCTCTTTACGGCTCTACGTTCTAGTCTAGACATAGTAATCCAATCTCTTAGTACATCTATTATACCAAAAGATGATTGACAAATCAATAGTCAACGTGTATAATTATAGAGTAACGAGACGACGCTTGGCAGGATCAAACATCTTAGGACGTTTCTTAAATGCCTTACCATTCTGTCGGTCTGAGTTACGGATCCCTGATCCTTTACCTTTTTTAGCAGCCATATAGAAAGTATAACACATGACAGAACGATGGGAAGAGCTTTACGGAAAAGCCCTCAAAAGCATCAAGATTGAAAACCCAAGCATGGTACAGCAAATGATTATCAATACAGCAATTCTTGACGGTGTTCGTAAAGAACGCAAACGTATCTCAGATTGGATTGAGGAAAATCGCAGGTATATTGAGATTGATGAAGGTGTTGGTATCTACCGTGATAGCTTTGACTCTGAATCACTTCTAAAGTTTATTAACCAGCCTATTGACAAAACAGACGACAGCCTGTAAAATAGATATATAAGGTCCATTAAACGAGAGAGAACGTATGCAAACCTTTTTACCTTACAAAGACTTCGACAAGTCTGCACAAGCACTAGACAGCAAGCGTCTTAACAAGCAAATCCTAGAGTGCTACCAAATCCTCAAAGTTCTATCCAATCCAGACCCACGTGCTGGATGGCGTAACCACCCTGCTGTGAAGATGTGGCGTGGCTTTGAGCACAAGCTGTTTGACTACACCATGGCTATGGTTAAAGAAGCAAATGTACGTGGCATTAAGACTGACAAGAATATGGAAAATCTTACCAACCTTCTTAATGTCAACGGTATTGACTGGAGCTTTGACACTCCAGAGTGGTACACCAATGACATTACTATGCAACGTCTTACCACTACACACAAAGCAAACCTATATAAGAAAGACCCAATCTATTACTTTGACTTTTACAGCTCAGTAGCAGAGAGCAACCCATGTTGCCCTAATCGTAAAGAGCCATGCAAGTATTACTGGGTAGCACACGAGGAAGCAGCATAATGAACATCGAAAAGATTACTAAGAAGATTGAGAAGTTTGGCGAAGAAAGTTATGAAGAGGGCTACAGCATTGGATGGGACTCTGGATACGATGCTGGCTATGAGTCTGCTTTTAATGAGGGCATTGAGGAACACAAACGAGCAATGACTTTCAGACTTAATTCTCTTTTTGATACATACATGAAGACTAACAAGTTTAAGGATGCTCAGAACATTAAAGAGTTGATGGAGTATCTTGGCTGGGAGTTCGATCCAGAAGCATTTGACCGTATTATGAATGGTGAAGACCAGTAAAAGCTCGGCGGTAAAATAGAGGAACAAAACGCTTGACAAGCAAGCGACTATACCTTATAATAGATATATACCAAACAAGGAGACAAAATGACTGAAGACGAACTACTTGAAGAATACGAAATCTTTATGGAAGAGTTCCAACCTACCATTTATGAGGTTACTGAAGAAAACCGTGCTATCGTAAAAGAGATCGATCCAAGTCTTGTTTGGACCTATCACTCCACCTGTGAAAACGATATGCTTTCTCCAGGCTTTAGTGAGTATCGCCCAGACAACTGTTGCTGGCATGAACAGGCTTGGTATGTATCTAACAAGCCTTGGGATTCCGATGAATCTAGCCAGTGGATACATATGAGTGCAAGCCTACCTTGCCCAGAGTGCAACAAAGACGGAGAGGGAGAGGGAGACGAGAACTGTGAAGTATGCGACAGCTACGGATACTACACTTTCTACGTAGACTAATATGGAAGAAACTACATTTGAAAACAAGGCTCTGATTCTAGCAGACCTTTGGCTAAACTTTAGGGACGATGAACAGTTCCAGGATTTCATTGACTACAATGACCTAGGACTTCCACTGGCTTATGCACTTGCCAATGGGATCGTAAAGCAAACAGAGCGAGCAACCTCATTTGTTGAAGAGACTTTTATGCTCTTGCTTGCAGGTCTTGGGATTGAGCAGGACACTGGCTTTGACACACTTGACGATATTTTGTCGGGTACAGTAGAAGACTAGAGCATATTATCAATGTCTATATCATAAGAGATACCAAATATATCTAACATAGACATCTTTTGCTGTTTGTCAGCAATTTGATTAACAACTAAATAAAGCTCTTCGCCAGATACTTCTACATCTTCTCCGTTAATGCGGAATGTGTAGTTTCTGTCGGGGAAGATAACATATTTGAATTTATTCACATAACTATTATAACAGGAGAAACAAATGGAAAACAACACAATCAAGCGAGAGTACACCGCATTCTCAACCCACGCATGGCGTAACTGGAACGACAACACACCAATGGTATCGTTCAACATGCAGGACGGTCAGGGTAACGAAGCTACCCAGTTCCTTACCGAACAGCAGGTAGAAGAAGTTATTACCCTTCTTAAGAATGCTATCGTAGAAGCCAAGTCACTGGAAGAACACAAACCATCGGAGCCTACATTGTGGGACGACAACACGCCATTCTAATGACACCACTAGAACAAGAGATCGTAAACCTTAGCAAGATATGGTATAACTTTGTGAGTGTAGACCACCACAAAGACCGTGACTGCCACTGGTATATTGAACAGTACTTTTCTTATGGAGAAGCACCATACTACCAGGCACATCACATGGGATACATTGGTGATATGTTTGACGGTACAAAATGTACAACTCTTGAAGAAGCACAGGAAGAATTACGAGACAGACTAGCATTAGAGATACACAAGGCAAAGATTTGGGTCAATCGTAATCTTGAAGAAATCAAGAAGATCGAAGCAGACAACTCAGATGAAATGTACTTTGGTAGCTCAGAAGAATACGAAAGAATGCTCCACTACTTAAACGGTGGGGAATGGATAGAACGTGAAGAAGTTTCTTAATATATTTAAATGGCGAGTACGCCTAGTCCAGAAAGGCTATGACCTTGGCTGGCAACACGGTTACGAAGCAGGTATGGTTGAAAGACACAACCAGATTGTTGACGTTGTAACCGAACATGTCCACGGTATTGATTGGCTCAAGGAAGACATGTTAACAGCACGAGAGATCGTAAAGGTAGTAAAGAATCACCAACCAGAAAAAGAGGTAATCGGATGGGAGAAGTAAGAGACCTAGTAGAATACTCAGTAATGTTCCAGGACAAGGACCTTCGTAAAACAGGTTGGGTTTGGGATGTAGTTCCTGAGTTAGATGAAATCACAGCAGCTCAACATGTACTACAGTTGTCTACCAAACAGGCAAATGAAGAA